GCGCTTGATGGTGATGGCACAACTGCTATCGCTCTGCCACCTGGCCAGATCGTTGGCGCAGGCTACGGTTCTCCAATCAGCTTTGACGCTGTGACTGAAGTGCAGGAAATCTTCATGAGCAACAATATCGATCCTGATATTGCTAAGGTGTTCGTAGTTGGTCCCAAGCAGATACGCAAGTTGATGCAACTGACTGAAAACACATCTGCCGATTATGTTCAGGCACAAGCTCTGCAGCGCTACGGTGTTGTTCCGAACTGGATGGGTTTCACCTGGATCTATTCAACACTGTTGAATATCCCAGCATCTGATCAGATCGATTGTTTCGCAATGACAATGCGCGGCGTTGGTTTCCAGATGAACCGTGAGATGAAGGTCCGCGTCGCTGAAGATCCAAGCGTGTCGTTTGCATGGCGCATATACGTTGAGTCCACCTTCGGCGCGGTTCGCGTAGAAGATGAGCACGTCGTTAAATGCGAATTTGCTGATCTAGTTTAGTTCGCTGCCTTAGGACCCCCTCTTCGGAGGGGGTTTCTTTTAACTGGAGAGAAACATGGCTAAACAATTTTCAATGCAGCTCGCGGGCTTAGGTCCTCATTGGCAGGCAAGTAAACTCAATATCGTTGAAGCAGACGTGATAGGTAATGTTGACACGGACAATGTCTACATCTCCTTGGGTGATACCATCGAGCTTTACCGTGGTGTTGAGATTATCGAAACTGTTAACTTCCTGGTTAACTGGATGCGCGATCACAATCAAGTGTCATCCACAGGTGGGGCCATCTACACATCGTGTGAAGTTAGTGACCGTCATGCAACTGTTTTGCAGACCACCGATCGAGTACTCATAAAAATGGCTCATATTAAAATGATGCATGCGGTTAAGATCCGTAAGGCGCTCGAAGCGGGTGAAGATGTTGGTGATGTAGCAGCAAGCTACGGAATCAGTGTTGACCAGGCTTTGGGTTATCTGCCAGCGAAGGTTAAAGCGAGCGATGAAGTTGAAGAGGACACACGTTCTCCGCAGCAGAAAGCAGCCGACACTCGTAAATCTAACAAAGAAGCTAAAGAGAAAGATGACTTCGCCAGTTAGCATTTTTAACATTGCCCTCGGTTGGTTGGGAGAGTCAGCGATCACATCGTTTGGCGATTCTTCCGACTCGGCGCAACTTGGTAAGAATAACTACAACGATATACGCGACACGGTCCTGGAAGAAGTTTCCTGGACTTTTGCCGTTAAGCGTATTGAACCTGCTCGCATTGCGACCAAGCCGCTGTACGGGTTTTCGGCAGCGTTCCAGATACCACCAGAGGTACTTCGGGTACTGACCGTATCTGACGCATCGACCTCCGGCGGATCAGCAGACAGATACGACACCGGTCAAGGTGGCGAATCAAAAATTCCATGGAATCGTGAAGGGGATAAAATCCTAACGAACACCGCTGAACGCATTTACATGCGAGCGATAGTCAGAATCACGGATCCAAACAAATACAGCCCTAGTTTTATACAGGCGCTTGCTGCACGAATTGCAGCTGACATATGTATTCCATTGACTCAGGACGAGAAGGTCCAGACAAACATGGAAGCGTTATACCAGCGGAAGCTGGCAGCTGCTGGCACGAGCGACGGCCGCCAAGGGAGAAGTGAGCGTACCCGCTCAAATTCATTAACGAGAGTACGATGACATGGCGAAGCACCACCGCAAAGAACTATCTTTCCAGGCCGGTGAGATCTCCCCTCGTTTCTTCGGGCGCAGTGATACCGAGGTCTATGACAAAGGTTTAGAGACTGCTGAAAACGTCATCATCGATACCCACGGTGGCGTATACAAACGTAAAGGATTCCAACATCTTAAGCGTTTCGCAGCTGAGAACGCTCGCATATATACCCTGCAGGCAACCCGCCAGCGCTTCTACACGATCGTAATACTCGACGGTGTCACCTGGGTGATTGCACCTGGTGCCAACATCCTTGAAGATAACCTGGTCCTGAACTCGAACTTCGAAGACGGCTCGTTAAACTGGGGCGAATTGGTCAGTGGTGCAGGATCCCTGATCGACTTCGATACCGGCAGTGCTGAACTCAACCCGGTTGATTCCGATAAGCAATTAACGGCGAACAGCTCATTCCTGCTCAGTGAAAACGGCTGGACGACATACAAAGATCACAACAACTCAACAGTCATATTTGATACCGGCAATGTAACCGTGATCCCACGGGCCAATACCGGCGCGTACGCAGGTGTGGCACAGCAGGTTAGCGAAGCAACCGTTGGTGAAATAAACGAACTGACCGTTGACTTCGACTCCTTCGGTGGTCAGGTTCGCGTACAGATCGGCAACGCTGTTGGTGATGGCACCTACGAAGATGTCCTGATGGATGTCAGTGGGACCATATCTTTCACAGCGGCAATAACCAATTACTGGGTGACAGTTTCATCTGAGTATCCCAATACTGGTGCCCAGATAGACAGGGTTGATGCTGTCGAGATAATTAACAAGTACGCTGCGATAACCCAAGAGCTTACTGTTACCGCGACACCTACCGATAACCACGTCATCTCTGTTGATCAGTCAGGTAACGAACCGCTTCATGTCCTCATCGGTACGACTGAAGGCGCGTCTGATATCGCTGAGTTCCACTCCAACGCGCATTCCATATACGGGTCATTCATACCGAATGCACCAACCTACTGGGTAACTGTGCTTGCCGACGGTGATGAAACCCGTCGTGCGTTTGTCACCTTTGTTGCCAGCGCAGCATCGGTGGTAGGTAACCCGGACGGTATCGAGATGCCGGGCACACCCTGGACTGAGGACCAGCTGGGTGACATCCACATGGTGGAAGTCCCTGATGGCAAGACGATGTATTTCCTACATCCGAATGTGCCACCGCAGAAATTATCATACGACCCGTCGAGTGACACGTTCGTCCCAATGGCAGAGGTTGTGTTCACCAGCCCACCAACACAATGGGGAGGTACTAATCAGCCGGCCACTGGTTGCCACTTCCAGGGTAGACTGTGGTTGGGTGCGACTCCGGATGAACGTCAGACCTTCTGGGGTTCGATGTCAGGTATCGCCCACGCGATCGAGCTGACGCTGCAGGAATTCGGCCGCATCGAGTGGATGCTGGGCACCAAGAATTTAATCCTGGGCGCAGAGCACGGCGAGCATATCGTGACAGCAGCCGGCGGCGTGATCACCCCGAATGATTTCCAGATAGAGCAGCAGTCGAACTTCGGGTCCAATAACATGCAGGGCCAGCAGGTCGGTGAGAAGGTGTTTACCTGACACCAGACGGACGTAAGCTCCGGGCCATGGCATATGACTTCAACGAGGATAACTGGTTGTCCCAGGACATCACGTTCGCCTCAGAACACATGACAGAAGGCATCGGCAAATTCAGCGCCTGGATACAACACCCAACGAGCACGTTTGCTATCGTGATGGACAACGGCAGGATCGCTGCCCTGACCTACGACCGATCTTCTGATACGCTGGGTTGGAGTCACATATTCATTCGAGACACTGACATCATCGATGTCGCTACTGCTCGCACGAATGGTATCAACGCAACCGTGGTAATCGTTCAACGCGAGCCTGGGTTTATCGAACTGGAAGTCATCAACCGTGATAGCCAATACCTCGACGGTTACGTCTCCGTGTTCAATGCTGGTGGTACGAATGTGATCACTGGCCTGGAACATCTGGAGGGCATGTTTGTGCGCCCGATCGTGGACGGCGCTGTAGACCCGATCAAGTTGGTGGAAGGTGGTCAGATAACCACTGACCGCACCGGTGTGGAGTTACACGCTGGTTTGCCGTACAGTGGTAAGATAAAGACGTTACCACCCGATGTGCCTGCGTCAGAGATTCGTTCCTGGAAGAAACGCTGGAACAAGATCTGGGTACAGTTGTTGGATTCAAAACAACCACTGATCAACGGCAAGCGCCCACCAGACAGAACACCGTCATCACCGATGGATCTGTCTGAACCAGCAAGGACCGGCCACATGATGGTCGTCAACCTGGGTTGGGATGAGATGGGTCAGGTAACCATTGAACAAGATCTGCCAGTGCCAATGTTTGTATTGGCGATATACGGCCAGATGAACGCGGAGAGTTTGTAATGGGATTAATCAGAAGAGGTGTTATGGCAGTAAAGCGGATCGGTGACCGGAAAGATGACGCTGCCCAGGACACCCTGATCGCTGATACCAAATCAGCCTACAACACAACCGGTAACAATATCGGAACCTTACGTGCGCGTGAGAGTACAACCCAGACTGAGTATTCAACCAGCCTCGGTGTTGCTCGCGCACGTATGGCCGCATCCGGTGCGAGCATGGATAGTGATTCATGGAAAGCAAAGCAGGGCCAGATATCTGGTGAACGCGATGCCCAGATGAGCGCTATCGGTAAAGACCGTACCGCGATGGAAGCGAGCGCTGACTACGAGCGGATGGCAGCGGGTGGACAATCGGTTGCCGGCGAGTCCCTATACAGCTCCACGCAACAATCACAGATACAACAATACGACGGTGGCTCAGAGTACCTGGATGCCCGCTACGGCGAATACAAGCAGTCAATTACTCCGACACTGGAAGAATATGAGACCATGCGGTTTGGTTCATCATCTGAGCAAAAAGCGATGAGTGCGACTATCGATACCCGGATTGCAGATGCGAATGCATCGTGGCAAGAAGCGAGCCTGCTGGATGCTGCTAACGAAGAATATAAAGCGGGGGCTGGATTATGAGTTTATGGTTAATACCTGCTGCAGCTAGCGTTGTTGGCGG